GGACGGACGCACGCGATCGTAGACGTACTCGCCAAAGGCGCGCGTCGCAGCGCCGGCCGGAAATGTGCCGGCCGCGCTGACGGCATCAAGCCTCACGTCCGACAGCGCTCCGCTGGTCTGCAAAGCCTCGACGTATGCATCGCCGATTCGGCACTCAGGGCGACGGCCGACAATGCTTGTGTCATGTTCCGCGAATAGCATCAGCTGGGTATCGCACACGGCTTGAGCGTGTACCCCCACGCCGTCCCACCGAGCTGTAAGTCCGCGGATGTCGATGTGCGGGCTGTCGTAGGTGCTGACGACGCGAGGCGTCCCAGTGATGGCCGCAGGGTCCATCCAGTTGTTGAGGAGTTTCAAATGGTCGACCGTGACGTTCGCGTTGCCGATGGCGCGCAGCACTGCCGGGTTGAAGCCTCGCAACTTGATGCCCTCGACGTGCATGACTCCAATCTGGAGGTTCATATCGGTGTCGAGCGCAACCGCCGAATCCCCAGGCGAGCACCACTCGATGTTGAGTTGCTCGATACGCCCGAATGTGAGCTTAGGGTTGGCAAACTTCGCGATCGAGTCCGTCGCAATCAGCCTTGCCCCCCACACTTCGCCGCCGGCGCAATAGATGTTGCGCGCCGCGTTGCCGGTGCTGTTGGCATTGACAAGAATCACGTGTTGCTGCCCACCACGAATTGCAAGCGTTCCGATCTCGTTCGAGAAGAACTGCGCGGCGTTGTTAACACCGATGCGGACACCGACCGTGGGGTCGAATCTGCTGGTGCCAAGCCAAGGTGAAATTTCGATGCGGTCGATCACGCAGAAGAACATGCGCCCAAGCAGAAGGCCATCAGCCGCAGTCTGACCGGCTTGCGACACGCCATGCCCCAGACGCAAGCCAACAAGGCATCCATGCTCCGTGTGAACGCCACCATCGCTCACGTCCGCGTAGGTGAGTACCGGGTGCCCGACAGCGTACTGAACCAAGTCAGTGAGTCCAGGCCCCGCGCCGATTACTGATCGCAGCCCAGTTGGGATCTGCAACCCCACATTGCGCCCGGCCTGCACACCGGTCGCGGTGTACTCATAGCGCCCGGGCGGGATGTACACGCCGATCCCCTGCGCGATTGCCAAGTTGATCCCGGCGACCATGGCCGCAGCGTTGGCGACGCGCTGCGCGTCAGAGACTGCGCCCCGCACCAATCCTGGCGATCGACTGATGTCGTACCACCCGCGGAAGTTGTCCTTGATCGCCGTCAGGTCTGCCGTGGCCGCGCCAGCCGCAGCGCTCGCAGCGGCAGCGGATGCCGTCGCTGCCGCGACCGCTGATGCCGTGTTCGCCGGCACGCCGAGCGCCGACTGCAAAGCGGCGATGCGATCTGCCGTCAGCGGTTGACGACTGGCCCCCTCGATGCGTTGGAGCGCCATCTTGGTCAGTCCATCCAGAGGAAACCATCGAGACTTGTGCCGCTGCTGCCGCCGCCGGATCCTGCGCCGCCTTGATAGCCTCCAGCTCGGGTCGACGCCAGCCCGCCGCTTCCTCTCGTCTGGAACATCGGATCAGCACCCAGCGTCCCAACGCGGATGTTCGCGCGCTTCAAGTCCGCCTTCGCCTCGCTCGCGATCTGCGCGACGGTCGGCTTCGGCATCAGGCCGTACTCACCAGCGAAGTCCATCGCCAACGCGTACCGGAGCGCGCGCTGATACCCAGGCGGCAGATCGATCGCGTCTGTCGGCTCCGTCGGGCGAGTGAACTGAATCTCGATCGCCAGCGTAATCGTGCCGCTCAGTCCATCGGGGATCAGCGCCTTGCCGGTCGGATAGCCCCCGTCGAACTGGACGTCTACCGGACAGCCATCCGCGAGCTTGGCGCGGATGATGCGAATCGGACGCGGCATGTTCCACGTCGCGCCAGGCCCGAGCGTGTACAGGCTCACGCCCGGGGTCAGGGGGAAGTCATAGGAAGCGCGCGCGTATGGCGTCAGGCCTTCGGCCGACCAGTTGTCGAGCACGTCCCCAAGCGAGTCGAGGCCGTCCGCGTACTCGGTCGCGTCCGGTGTCTCGTCTGCTGCGATTGCGCCCGCAAGTCTCAGCGCGCTTGCGATGAGTTCCGCTGCTGTCATCTCTCCACCTCAAAAGACCCCGGAGCCGCAGCCCCAGGGCAAGACATGGCAATGGGCTGCCATGGGAGGAGACTCGATCAGGTCGCGTACAGGCAAGCCAGCTCGGGGTACGTGGCCGCCCAGCCGAACAGCACGTCCAGCCGCATGATGTAGTTGTCCTGGACGCCGTCGTAGAACTCGGTCACCTTGATGGTGAAGCCATCATCGGACTCCATCGCGACGTCGATCACGCCCTTGCCTGACGGCGGGGCGTACATCGGGACCATCGCCAGCGTGAACGCGTCCTCGTGGAAGGCGACGTTGGCGCCGTAGGAGCCTGACGCAGTGCCGAAGATCGTGAACGGCGAGCCCGTGGTTGGCGATGCCGTGACGTTCTGGAACGCGCCGGTCGTGACGATCGCCGGGCTGATCGGGATCGAAGTCGCGGCGGCAGCAACGTCAGCCGTGACCACGAACTGCGCGAGCACGCCAGTCGATGCACGCGTTTGCGGGTTGACCGCGAACACACCGGGAAGCGTGATCTTCGAGCCGCGGGTGATCGTGCCGGCCAGCGCAAGCACCGTGACCGAAGAACCCGTCTGGCCGGCGCCGTTCACGTTCGTGCCGGCGACGGCTTGCGTGCCGTTCGTGTGCGTCACAACGTTCTGATCCATCGCGATGTTCAGGCCGAGCGAGTCGACCATCATCCCGCGACGGTACTGCTCGTCGAGCTTCGCCTGGCTGTTGAACATGCCGGCCAAGCCCTGGATCGCGCTTGCGTTGAAGAGCGGGTTCATGATCAGCGAACGGTTTCGGTCGCGCGGCGCCGCGGCCTCGTCGAGCCGCTGGTTCAGGCCAAGGATGGCTTGCAGTGCCAGCGCCTGCGTGTTCGGGGCGGTGCCCGGCGTGCCGATGACGTTCGGAGTCGTCAGGCGCGCCAGATCGCAGCCCTGACGGTCGATTTCGTTCGCGACCGTGGCGACCGCAGCAGCGATCTTCTTTTCGAGCCTGGTCAGAGACAGCGTGCGCTCGATGCCGAAGAACTGGATGTCCGTACCGCCCTGCGCCAGGGTCAGCGGCACGACGCTTTCGACGGTGTCCTGCGGGACCGACACGCGGCCCGTTCGGTACGTGTAGCGCGGCGGGCGCTTGATGTTGATCGTCGTGCCGGGGGCATAGCCGCGAGACATGTTCGAGTTGAACTCGGCTTCCCAGGTGCGGTTGACGTTCTTGGCGAACGTGAGTTGGTTCTTCAAGATCGCCAGCGCTTCACGCGCGACGATCGTGCAGGTTGCAAGGGTATTGGGCATGATTCCCCCGAGGGGTCATCACCGTGCCCAGCGCGGTTTCTGCTTCATGCGCCACGCCTCATATTCAGCCTGAGTCATCCGGTTCGGATCGTGCTGAATCGCTGCGCTGGACGCCTTGACAGGTCGTGCCGGTGTCGGTGCATTGGTGGCTGCAACCGTGCCAGGAGATGCAAGCTTGTCTTCGAGTCGTGCGAGTTCGCGCCCGAGTGCGATCGGCGATGCGAGGCCTGACAGGCGTTCGGCTTCCTCGGGGTGCTGATCGAGGTACAGCGCGATGCGCGGTCCCTGCTCAGATTCGAGGATGCCTTGCTGCACGGCCGGGCTCGTCCTGACGGTCGACGATCGAAGGATCGTCTCCACGTCAGGCACCTCGGCCTTCAGCGTCTGCACTCGTTCCGCGAAGGTGCGGTGCGTCGCCGCTTCCGCTGCCTTGCGGGCATCTTCGGCGCGCCCCTTGTCTCGGTCCGCAAGCGCTTCACGCACCTGTGCCGCGACCTCGAACTTCACCTTGGCCCTGCTGAAGGCTTCGTCATCGGCGAAGTCGTCGCGCTTCGGCTCTTTGGCGGCCTCGTCTTCGGCCTTGCGGCTTGCGATCTGCTGCCAGTAGGTTGCCTCGCGCTCGGCCTCGTGCCGCTGACGCGTCAGCTCATCGATCCGGGATTGAACGCCCCTGAAGCGCCCCTTCTCGTCTCGCTGCTGATCGCCTTCACCTTCGCCCTTGGCTTCGTCTTTCGCTGGGGGCGCTTCGCTCTCGGTCGCTTCCTTCGCGTCCGTCTCTGTGACTTGCTGCTGTTCCTGTT